TGTTTTGCTGAAGTGCTTGAATGCGTGATGCCCACTCTTCAAACTTGGTGCGAAGTCTGAACTCTTGATCGTTCAGAACTGTAACAGTCCAAGGCTCGAATGTACGATCACCAGCGATCTTGAGCATACGACCACGATAAGGAACCTCGATTACACCGATTGTAGATGCGGGGAGGTTTGCTGCCTTCACGAGGAAGGTAGACATCATGTTCGATCCTGCAAGAGAGTCGCCAGATGCGCCTGCCTCTTCTTGTCTTCTGTTCTCGCTGGAACCTTGTGTTCCACCGACGTTTGGTCTACCTGAGGTTACGATCTCAGGGAATTGAATCTCCACTTGGAACAGATTAGGGCGGGCAAGATCTTCGATCTTGTCGCGGAAGTTAAAGATGGGAGAGTCGATAAACCCACCTTCTACTTGTCCTGGAGATCTTCTACGTTGGTCAGCCATTGTTTACTCCGAAATTTTTTGTTGAGAAGAAGATTGTGGGGGTCACCCCGACCCCCTAAGGACTAAATCACCCAGTGATTTCCGAGAAGGAAGCACCAGTTCTCGTCGCTGTGAAGGTCAGAGTGATGTAGTTGATAGAACGTGTGGGTTTCACGAAGATTTCCGCGAAGAACTCGCCACGGTCAATAGCATCAGCGGGGTTGTTGGTTCCGTCGCAAACTACGAGGAAGTCAACTACACCACGACGTGATTGGATACGACGCAAGAAGGGTTCAACAATATTCTTGAAGGACTGTCTTGTGAACTCGTCGTTCAATTCA